TATCGGGCGCGGTAGATAATAAGTCAAATTCGGGTATTTCGCTAAGATACATTTTTTCGCGATTTTTTAAGTAACGCGCATAAAGTATGTTAGCATAACCACCAATATAAACTAATTTTTCATTAGAAACTATATCCTTAATAACATTTTGTATAATATCTTTTTGGTAATAATACTGTTTTGTATTTGAACGCGCAGACAAAGAGAGGCGAAATGTTTCGGGGTCGCACTTTTCAGCCTTAAGGGGGTAATTTTTATTGAGAAGATTTAAACGCTTTAACACCTTTTCCCAACGACTTATATCGCCACCGGGGCGCGATAGTTCTAAATACATGGCCATTCTTAAAAAATTGGGCGGAGAATATAAGATGCCGTCTTTTTTGATTGCATTTTTTTTAAGACTACTAAATAGTTTACTATCTAGTTGTGTAATATCTGCAATTTGAAAAAAGTTGACAAATACTTTATAAGTACCATAGTGAACACCGGCTTTCGCTTCTACGTCGGAGAATCCGAGGCGAAAATAAATATCGGCCAAGGCTTTTGCGTCATTCATTGCGTTTGGCGAAAAGAAGTCGTAATCGGGTATTTCTAAATTGCGGTTGTAGAATTGGTCAACCGGTGGAAGGATATTATTAATCGCAGTTCCACCGTAACAAACAAGGTGTTTATCCCGGATGAATTTTTCAAGAACAGAAATAATTTGCTTCATGACGGGATTTTGCGCAATACGTTCTCCACGTTTTTTTGCCTCTATATTTATTGCATTTTTTAACAATTCTAGTTCGCGATTTTCATAATATAATATGTTCAATGGATTGTTTTGATTGTTTTGATTGGGTTGATTGTTTTTGTTGTTATTATCGGTATCATCCATAGACATAGATATATTTATATTAATATGATAAATATACTATTATATTAATATGATATAATAAAATAGTTATATAAAATTAAAAATATATTCTGTCAGATAAATAAATTTTTTAGATCGTCGACCAGTATTATCTAACACGTCTATGCATTAATTTTAATATTTCCTGGTCCGTCAATTTGTTTAGCAGCATAACTAAGAATACTAGGAAGAGGGGCAGGTGTACTAACAAGGACAGGAATATATATAAGTTCGTTTGGTTTGGGAACAAATGCGCTTTCTTTCTTTTCGAATAACTCATTATATGTAAGTAAATTCTGGTCTACATTTTGAAAATTCATAGCCATAAGCTGACATCCAAGAGCTTGCGGGATTGTTGAAATATAGTTAGCATTTGATACGGATAACTCTGGTAAAACTAGTGTCATATTTTGTTTATTAAAATTCGTTATGGTTTCCAAGTCGTTTGAATTTTTAATATCCATATATCTTTTTTCGTGAATAAAAACTGAATTGGTTGTAACATTTGTAAGCTCCCACATATTTTTAGACTGATAGAGCAGCGGCATTACATTGGATTTGCTATTTTTCTCCACCATAATTACGACTTTCCCAATAAAGTCCTTAATAGGCCGTTTTGTTATATTTGTACCATTCGCTTCGCGCATATATTCAATTTGTAAAAGCTTGTCACCCAAGTTCTCTGCTATTTCGCTTGCTAATATGTTAAGAATATTTTCATTATTCGTTTTTACACGGAAGTGAAGTAGCAATGGGTCTTTAGGATTAGGGCATATACCCGAGGTTTCAGAAAAAGCAATGTTATTTAACTCCTTTAAAACCTGGGAAACAGGGATGCTATTATAACTCTGTTTTACACCAATTATATCTATGGATGAGACACCCACAACAGGTATGTTATCTACGCAAAATATTTCAAAATCTAAACAGCGTACACCTTGCTTAATTACGTTTTGTAGAGCGCATAAACTAACATAATCGCTTTTAAATTGCCCAGAAGCGCAACAATTGTATGCCGTTTTAATATAAAAGTCGCGTAGGTTTTTTCCAGCATAGTCAGGTGAGCTACTTGTGGTCCATTTTGAGTTTATCTTTGTAGGAGGCGAAGACTCATTAACTTCTTTAATGATGGTGCAGTTTGTTTGTTCTAAATTAATTTTAGTAGTAATATAGGTGATAAGCCATAGTAGTACGACAATGACAAAGGCCATTCCAAACCAGTGAATCGCCATAGGAGTAACTTGTGAAGTTAGTGCATTTCGTATAGCGGCCGTAGAAGGTAAAAAATTAATATTGATACCTTTGTTGGGTTGAGGAGGTCCAGGGAGTTGAGGTGCTGACATAGTTTTAATTATATTATTATATAATGATATTAATTATATAACGATATTAATTATATATATAAAAAACTTGTTAAAAATTATTAATATGTTAAATATATATAATAATATTATAAACAAAAATAATGACAGGGGGATTACTAAATATTGTATCTTATGGAAATCAAAATGTAATATTAAATGGAAACCCTAAGAAAACATTTTTTAAATCCACGTATTCAAAATATACAAATTTTGGATTACAAAAATTTAGAATAGATTTTACAGGTCAACGGTCTCTTCGTTTAACCTCCGACTCTACATTTACGTTTTATATTCCAAGATATGCCGACCTATTAATGGACACATATGTTGTTGTTACGCTTCCGACGATATGGAGTCCGATATGGCCTGCCGATCCTCAATGTGGAAGTAAAGACTGGGCGCCGTTTGAGTTTCGCTGGATTGAGAATTTAGGGACACAAATGATAAAAGAAGTGCGTATATCTGTTGGCGGGCAAACATTGCAAGTATTGACGGGTAAATATTTACTGGCGTTAGTTCAGCGTGATTTTACCGGTACTAAGAAGGCGCTATATAATGAGATGACGGGAAATGTTCCCGATTTAAATGACCCCGGAAATGCGCAAAGTAGGATAAACATGTATCCGAATGCATATTATACTAACTTGGCGCAAGGGTCTGAACCATCTATTCGAAGTCGTAAGTTATACATACCAATAAATTCATGGTTCACTCTTTCAAGTAAAATGGCCTTTCCTCTAATAGCGCTTCAGTATAATCAGCTAAAGATAGACGTAGTTATGCGACCTATACAAGATTTATATACAATTCGCGATGTTATGGACCAATCGAATGGTTGGCCAATTGTTCGTCCAAACTATACAAATGAATATATGCAATTATATCGATTTCTTCAGTCACCACCCAGTGTTACATTAAATGCGGCGGAGTATAATAACACGACACAATCCAACTGGAATGCAGACATACATCTAATTAGCACCTATGGGTTTTTGTCAAATGAGGAGGCGAAAACATTTGCAGCTACAGAACAAAAATATTTAATCAAGTCCGCGTATGAGTGGAATTTCGATAATGTCACAGGTTCGCAACGAGTGTGGTTAGAAAATACACTTGGGATGGTAAGCAGCTGGATGTTCTTTTTTCAGCGAAGCGATATTAGCATGAGAAATCAGTGGAGTAACTATACAAATTGGCCATATAACTATTTACCGATGAATATAATTCCTGCACCTGTTACACCCAATACACAATATAATGGATGGTACGGTGGACTAAATGTAAGTTGTTCAAATGTTCCAATTGGTCCGGGCTATAATACGACAACACAACAAAATACAGGTTTTTTTGTTACACAACCATTTAGTGTAGACAATCAGAGAAATATATTACTAAACATGGCTATTTTATTGGATGGGAAATATCGAGAAAATGTATTAGATGAAGGTGTTTATAATTATATTGAGAAATATACTCGGACAAAAAGTGATGGTGTTAATGGATTATATTGTTATAATTTTTGTCTAGATACGGACCCCTTTAATTTTCAACCAACGGGTGGGCTTAATACAAGTAAATTTTCTAACATTCAGTTTGAGTTTACGACATTTTATCCGCCTTTAGATCCTAGTGCAAATTTTTTAACACTTTGCGACCCAGTATCGAGACTACCGTTTGGTGTAAATAAACCGACATGGCGTATATACGACTATAACTATAATTTGGTTGTTTTGGAAGAAAGATATAATGTTGTTACATTTATGTCAGGGAATGCTGGTCTTATGTATGCGAGATAAAATATTGTCTATATATGAATATATGTACAAAATTTCGAGTATTACTTATTATCGAAATATTGTTATAAGTAGGGCAAATAGTATGACTATAGTAGCGACGTATTAAGCTGTTGCGAAACTTGGACAAATGTAGTACAAAGCGCCATGTGTTTAATACAAGATGCATTTATATAGGTACACGTACTTCGCAGTCCTCCCAGATAATCAAGAACCGTGTTTTCAAGAAGACCTCGGTATGGTACTTTAACAACGCGACCTTCGGATGCGCGATATTCATTCATACCGCCATAATGTTTATTCATTGCATGAGAAGAACTCATTCCGTAAAATAGTTTACTTTGCGAACCATCGGGATTGGTTATAATTTCGCCGGGGGTTTCGTCGTGTCCCGAAAATACACCTCCGACCATTACGAAGTCGGCCCCTCCACCAAATGCTTTGGCCATATCTCCCGGACAAGTAATACCACCGTCGCCGATAATATGTCCGCCTACACCATGTGCTGCATCAGCACACTCCATAATAGCGGATAACTGGGGCATACCTACGCCTGTTTTTATCCGTGTAAGACAAGCACTTCCGGGTCCAATCCCGACTTTGACAACATCTACGCCGCCATTGAGAATAAGTTCTTCGACAATTTCGCGAGTAACCACGTTTCCTGCAACAATAATTTTATCGGGATATTCTTCACGAAC